TTTTGTCTCCAAAGGTAACGCGATCGCCTTCAAAATAAGCAGTGCCCTTGCCCCATGGTCCAAAGTAGTTGGTCTGATCTTCGGGCTGATCTAATATCTGTGCAAACTCTTGGCTGTCTACCAAGGGCTCGCACTTCACCCGCCACAGGTGTGGATACCAAGTGGGGCTGAATCCTTCGGCAGCATTGGCCGTGTCCTGTACCACATAGTATCTTTTGAGGCTGGTTTGTACTTCGTCGTAGTTTAGCGGGAAGAACTCGCGTAGATAAGGCATTTCGATCACATCACCTGACATCAGCAGTCGTCCCAGGGTATTCACACAGTCAGTTTTGTGTACTGTGCAGAACAATGTGTCATTGTTTAGAAACAGGCCAAACTGTGTGAGATCAAAGTCTATGTTCTGCATGGTATGATGCATACGCAGTCGGTAGACTGTGGTATCATACTTGCGATCCCGGTTTTCCAAGTACAGCAAGTCTTGGATGTTGTTCACGCTTTGATTTAGATAATCGGGTTGTGTGGCGTCATTGGAGGTGCCTTGGTTGATAGGCCCCACATACTTGTGTATCAATACCGTGGCACAGCCCACCGTGAATTGTTCGGAAATCCTGCGGTCGAACCATTTGTAATCGTTGGTAAAATTCTCGCGGTAAAGACTGAGTTTGGGCATAATAGATATTTAGCGGTTTTTTGGTAGCCCAGTATTTGACCAAAAAACCCTAGACCAGATAAAATACTGACATGACGCAATTGGTGATACAGCAAGCCCAAGATTGGAACAGTGTAGAACCACTGCTACGCCAGTATCTACGCGGACTGCAGCAGGGCGCAGATGGACATCGAATAATCAGAGCCATAGATCATTTGGTAGCCGAACTCAGCAACATCGAAGTAGAACAGCGCAGGCTACATAGAGTTTTACCAAAACATCAAGAATTGGTTGACCAAATAAACACAAACCTGTTAGAATTAGAAAAGCATATATTCTTGGCTAAATTAAGCAAAAAGTGAGGCAATCCATGGTCAGAACCAGCACAGCAAAACCCATAGCCATAAAACTCCTGAAACCACGGGACGGTGATCTCAAAAACGTAGGACCTGAGCCAGACTGGCGCACACAGCCTGAAGCCGACAAACGTTCATCTGCTGTGCTTCATGCCATCAATTGGTACAACTACAATTTCCAACGCAAAGACAGCAAAGAATTCCTGCTGGATTATCTAGAACGCAATGGGCGCGGCACAGAAGCCAAACGCATCAAAGGTGTCAGCGACTATGAATTCAAACACGTGACAGGTTGGCTGGCTCGCATGACCACAGTGGGCCTACAACTCAGTGAGCACGAGCAACTGCACGTCAGCGCAGAAATCACTAGACTTAAGGCATTGAAAGAACAAGTAAAGAAAGAAGTCAAAGATGATGATGTGATCAAGCCCAACATACAGGATAGACTGCGTGACAAAGCCATTGAGGCTGCTGGCGAATTAGAGGCTCTGTACGATGATTTCTGTACAGGCGCAGAAGTAAAACTGAACCTGAACAACCACAAGCCCATGACCATCATACGCGGTATGAATGTTCAGCCCACGCACATAAATCAAGTGCGCGATCCTTTTGCCAGCAAGGTGCAAGAACTCACAGAAGCCCTGGAAGGTAAAGATGCTCAGTTGGTGGAGGGCTACAGCCGCTGGGGCAAAAACGAACTCAAGCAGATGCTGAAATTCTGCGAGCTGGTTGTGGCCGACTGCGACAGTTATGTACAGATCAAAAAAGTAGAACGCAAACCCAGGGCCAAGAAAAAGCAAACACCTGATCAGATTGTTCGCAAGTTGAAATATCTACAGCAGTTTGCTGAATTGAAACTTACTTCGGAGCCTGCCACCAAACTGGCAGACTGCACTGAGTTCTATACCTATGACACAGCCAAGCGCAAACTCCAGCACTATGTGGCTGATACTCACGTGGGCTCAATGACTGTGAAAAACAACACCATCATTGGCTTTGATGCCACGCTCAGTGTCAGCAAAACTCTGCGCAAACCAGCCGAGCAACTGAAAGCATTGTTTGCCGGTGGCAAACCCGGGGCTCGCAAGTATTTTAAAGAAATCAAAGCCACAGAAATCAAACTCAATGGGCGTTTCAACGAAAATCTCATAATCCTAAAAGTTTGGTAAACTAAGGTCTCGGCGATCCAGCCCTGTGCTAAATACAGCACAGGGCTTTTCTTATGAGTGATACACTGACCAATCTTAAATCCAAAGTATTTGACTATGTGAATACCCGCTTGGGCGGCAACTTGGTTGATGTAGAACTCAACGCCCCGGACTATGAAGTGGCCTATGAACAAGCAGTATTGACCTACAGGCAACGGGCTCAAAATGCCTATGAAGAAGCCTACAACTTTATCACCCTGCAGAGCGATCTAACACACTATACATTGCCGCAGGAGATCTACAATGTGAGGCAGATCTTCCGCCGGACCATTGGTTTTGCCCAAGGCCCTTTCAGCCAGAGTTTCGATCCATTTAGCAGTGCCATCATGAACACATACCTGCTGAATTTCAACTATTCCGGCGGCCTGGCCACTTACGACTTTTATACCCAATATGTAGAACAGGCTGCTAGAATGTTTGGTGGATTCATCAACTACACATACAATCCTGTGACCAAGGTCCTGCACATCATCAACTATCCCAAAGGCGAAGGCGAAGTGATCCTGCTGTGGTGCGATCAGATGCGTCCCGAAATACAACTCTTGACAGACTATCGTATCCTGCCTTGGATACGAGACTACACCTATGCTGTGTGCAAACAGATCATTGGCGAGGCTCGTGAAAAATTCAATTCAATCGCTGGACCCGGTGGTGGCACCACACTCAACGGTGCACAACTCAAGGCCGAAGCCAAAGAAGACATGGCTCGATTGATAGATGATCTGCAGAAGTATGTGGATGGCAGCCAACCTTACTACTGGGTACAAGGTTAAACTGCGTCAAATATTCTTGCCTAAAAATTTGCACTCTCTCTAAAAATGTTATAAAATACATATACGCAGGGAGGCAACAGTGGTAGAGAAAAAAATTCCTAAATTATTTGAACGCATTGGCATATCAGCCAATGCCAACGTTGCTGTGGATCATGCAGCCACTCCAGTTATGTCACCAAAGCCCAAGGCACCGCCTCCGCCGAAGGGACCTAAAAACTCCCGGGGTTTTGGTGGCTCCCAGGTACGTAGAACCAGCGGCAGGGGGCGATAATGTCCAAAAAAATCATTGGCATCTGCGGTCTTATCGGCTCAGGCAAAGACACCATCGCTGACTATCTAGTGAACATACATCAGTTCCGCAGAGAATCCTTTGCCAACAGCCTCAAAGACGCAGTGGCCGCTGTGTTTGGCTGGGACAGAGAAATGCTGGAAGGGCGCAGCAAAAGCAGCAGAGAATGGCGCGAACAAGTGGATTCTTGGTGGGCTGCTAGATTGGGCATACCGCATCTAACACCGCGCTGGATACTGCAGTATTGGGGCACAGAAGTATGCCGCCGGGCTTTTCACGATGACATATGGATTGCTGCTGTAGAGCACAAACTAACTAAATCCCAGGACGATATTGTCATCAGCGACTGCAGATTTCCCAATGAAATCGCAGCCATCAAGCAACAAAACGGTTTGGTAATACGTGTCAAACGAGGACCAGATCCTGATTGGTATAGACACGCAGAAGCAGTCAACGCTGGTCCCAGATTCATAGGCTGGGCATTGGCCAAGTCCAAAATGGAAGATTACAACATACACCCTAGCGAAACATCCTGGATTGGCAGTGATTTTGACCATGTGATTGACAACAACAACTCCTTGGATGAGTTATACTGTCAGATTGATGCGCTACTCAACGTGGTCGCCGCGACACCAGACACTCTTGTTCCAGCTTAGTTCTACACTACAGTTATGACACACTGTGCGTAGATTATGCAGTTGGCAGTTGTTCAAATTTCCATCCAAATGATAGACCATGAGTTGTCGTGCTATTTTGGCACGGAATCCGCATAGGTCGCAGGCTTTTTTCAACTTGTAGCCCTGCGTGGACCAACGTGGCATCTGTGCTGGTAGTTTCTTATGGCGTCGCTCACACTCGGTGCATCTGCTGCGATACACACACTTGTCGTTGCGATAGTAAGCAATGGCTCTGGGCCTGCGCTCGCAGGCTTTGCACAAGGGTCTCATACCCATATTTACAGCAAAACCTACTTAGTAGGTTGCCATAACCAGCCAGATTTGGCACAAAATAATAAATAGAACATATGAAACCCTTGTACTTTACAGTTTACAAAACCACTAATTCAATCAACGGAAAATATTACATTGGTAAACACAAGACCATGGATATCAACGATGATTACTTGGGTAGCGGAACAAGATTGTCAAATGCTGTAAAAAAATACGGCGCAGAAAATTTTGTCAAGGAAGTTTTATTTGTTTTTGATACCGAAGAATCAATGAATGCAAAAGAGAAAGAGATTATAAACGAAAGTATAATCAATGATCCTTTATCTTACAATGTGGCATTTGGTGGTCATGGTGGAAATCTTGGTCCTTTGGTAAACAAAAAAATAGGATTAAAAATGTCTGCTGCGTTGAAAGGTAAGGCCAAAACAGAAGCCCATAAAGAGGCTCTGAGAAACACTCATCATGCCAAAACTTACAAACCTACTGCAGAAACAAAATTACAAATAGGAAAAACTGTAAAAAATCTATGGGAAATTATGCCTGCTGAACAACGAAAAATAAAATGCGGGCACCCGGGAAACTCTAATGGGTTTTTTGGAAAAAAGCACACCCAAGAGTCAATACAGCAAATGAAGCAGACCATTGGCAACAGCAGGAAAGGCACTAAAAATGCTAATGCTAAACCAGTGACCATCAATGGCTGTGAATATGGTACACGTAAGGAATGCTTAGAAAAATTAGGTATTTCCAAGCGCAAACTTAAACAGATTTTAGGAGAATAAAATGGCCCTTATAAGCCCAGGCGTCGAAGTCACAGTCATAGATGAAAGTCAATACTTACCCGCAGCAGCAGGTACGGTACCTTTC